ACTCCATGAGCGGCGACGAAATCCCGTTCGGCGTGAAGTCGCTTCTCGACTCGCAGCGATGGGGCTCCTACCGATGATCGACCCCGGCAAGCTCCGCGAGCGTGTCACCGTGCAGATCGCCAGCGGCAGCACCAATGCCCTCGGCGAGACGGTGCTGGCGTGGAGCAATTCCTCGGCCGTCTGGGCGAGCGTGGAAGGCGTGAGTGCCCGCGCAGCGTTGATTGCCGGGCAGCAGGAAACGAGCGTCACTCACCGGCTGCGGCTGCGGTATCTGCCGGGCCTCACCCAGCAGATGCGGTTCGCATGGCGTGGCCGCACGCTGGAGATCGTCAGCCTGCTCGAGCACGGCAACCGCAGCGAGCACGAGGCCATTTGCCAGGAGCAGCAGTAAATGGCACAGGCCACCGGCTCGCTCGAACTGAATATGGAGTTTCCAGAACTCACGGAGCTTCGCGAGCAGTTCAAGACGTTGCCGAAGAACATTGCCGCCAAGCACCTCGGTGCCGCGCTTCGCAAGGCTATGGCACCTGGGCAGGCAGCCCTGCGGAAAAACACGCCGAAGGGGCCGACCGGCAACCTGCGCAAAAGCATCAAGACCAAGATCAAGGTGTACGCCAAAAACGGCAACGCCGTGGGCCTCGTCGGCTACGAGATTGGCGGTGGGAGTAAAGGCTACCACCAGGGCTTTCTGGAGTTCGGCACCAAAGAGCGAAAGACGAAGGGGCCGGTGGCGTCGAGCTTCAAGCAGCGCGGGCAGTTCACCATCGCCCGCCCGCGAAAACTTGGCAAGCCACCGAAGAACCTCTTCGGAGCGGCAGGTGACCGCTACGCCGCACGCTATCGCTCCAGGCTGAAGGTGCAGACGAACCCCAAGTATCCAAAGGCGTTCTTTAAGCGGGCCGCCGATGGCAAGGTCGTGAAGCTCGGAAAGATGCCGGTCGGTGGCCGCACAGGCGTGCCGCCGGTGAAGACAGCCTTCAATCAGGCCCAGCCAGCGATGCGGAGCCTGCTCCAGCAGGAACTGGCCACCAGGCTTGAGAAGGCACTGAACGAGGTCAAGGGCCGCGTAGCAAGAGGGCTCATCACATGAAATCCCCCGAAGCCGTTCTCCGCAGCGTTCTCGTGACGAACACCGTCACGTCGTCCATCGTGGGCAGTCGCGTCTTCCCGCTCCTGGCCCCGAAGTCGGCGGCCCTGCCGTTCATCATATGGCGGCGCTCGGGCATCAGCCGGGAGCACACGCTGGCCGGGCCGATGGGCGTGCCGAACGTAAGCGTGGAAATGCAGTCTTTCGCCACCACCTACGAGGACGTGCGGGAACTCGCTGACCGCGTGCGTCTGGTTCTGGATGGCTACGGGGGGACTTTGAACAATACGGAAGTGAAGCATGTGTCGCTGGAGCAGGAATCCGACGACTTCGTGCAGCTGGCAGGCGGCGACCTTCCGCCGGTGTACCAAGTAACTCAGACCTTCAACGTCCTCTGGCAGGAGACTTAGCAGATGTCCGCAACGCCGCATGATGGATCGGGCACCACGTTCTCGTTCGCTGGTGTCGGCTATACCGTCACCAACATCGTCGTCAGCAACACGGACCCGGCCGCCGACGACACCATTGACGTGTCGCATCTCGGCCTGACCACCGGCAACAGCATCCGAACCATCAGCCGCCCGCTCCAGGGCTCGGCGACCGACACGGGCCGAGAGGTTGTTGTGGACTACCTCGGCACGAGCATCATCGCCGATGCCAGCACCGGCACGCTGGTGCTGACGGTTGGCGGCAGTGCCTTGATCAGCAAGGCGGCCACCGTGTCGTCCTCGACGCTGACGCTTGCGACGAATGATGCCGTCCGTGGTCAGGTCACGTTCCGGGTTGCCCGCTAGTCCGTGACGGAGGCCCGTCATGGCAAACGAGTGCGCGGGCGTCACGGCTTCGTGGCTGGGCATGCCCATCGGCGAGCTCGTCGAGATCAAGGTCAACGCGGGCGGCAGCGGTCTGCCGCTCGCGCGGGCCAGCACATGGACGTTTGACGCAGGCACTATAGATATCTCGTGCCTGAGCGACGACAAGCTCTCTCCTCGCGACTACGGCAAGAAGGGGACGCTCGCCATCGGTGGTGGCGGGCTGACCTTCTCCACGAAGGCGATCTGCGAGCGCGTGCAACTCTCGGGCAAGGTAAACGACATCGCGCGGTATGCGTTGTCGTTCAAGATCACGCCTGAATGAGGACACACGCATGGCACTGACGGCAGAGCAAATCCTGGCAGCGGACGACCTGGGCCTTCTCAAGGTCAACGTGAAGGAGTGGGGCGGCGAAGTCTACATCCGCGTGATGACCGTGGGCGAGCTCGACGCCTATCAGAAGGAATGGGTGGGCAAGAAGGAAGTAGGCGTGGACAACTTCCGCGCCAAGTTCCTAGCCCGCTGCCTGTGCGACCAGGCGGGGCAGCGACTTTTCAACGACGAGCAGATCGAGAAGCTGGCGGCGAAGAGCGCGAAGGTGGTGAGCCGGTTGTTCGACAAGGCTGCCGCACACAACGCGATCACAGAGAAGGACGTGGAGGAACTGGCAAAAAACTAAGCATCCGCCCGACGCGCAGGTTTCTGTTTCGTTTGGCGGGGCATTTGAAGATGACGGTGGGCGAGCTCGAGCGGCGCATGTCGGCCGTCGAGTTCGCGGAGTGGTTGGCTTACACGAGGTATTTCGAGGCGTTGCCGGATTCGTGGCGGGAAACGGGTTTGCTGGCGAGCGCGGTGCTCGCCCCGTATTCCGCCAAGGGCAAGGCACCGCGTGCGGAAGACTTCGTGCCAATCGAAAAACCGCCGCAGCATCAGCAGCAGATGGTGGATCAGATCAAGCAGTTGCAGCAGTTATTCAACAGCGGGTGAGCAATGGCGACAGTAATCGGCGTTGGCATGCAGATGACGGCGAACGCCTCTGGCATGACCAAGGGGCTGTCCGACGCCGACAAGGCACTGCAACTGCTTCAGAAGATCGTCGAGCAGAACCAGAAGAGTCTGCAACGGTTCACCGGCGAGGCCGACAAGACCACCCAGCAACTCGACAAGCTCACCAAGGGCGTGAGCACCCTGAGCACGATCGAGATCGGCCGCGTGCTCGTGGACACGTTCCAGGCTCTCGGCAGTGCGTTCACGAGCGCGGCCCAGAACGTGCTGACGCTGGCGGGCAACGTCAGTTCCTCGCTTGACTCGCTCAATGATCTCTCGGCCCGCACGGGCATCGGCGTTGAATCGCTCCAAGGCTATGCCCTTGCCGCGAAGATGGCGGGCGTGGACACGGAAGCCTTCGGCGTCGCGGTCCAGAAGTTGGCCGTGAACATCGGCAAGGCGACGCCTGGCGATGCGATGGACAAGGCGCTGCGAGGCATCAACCTGAGCGTGGCCGAGTTGCGGATGCTGGCCCCCGAGCAGCAGTTCTCCGTGATCGGGGATGCCATTGCCCAGTTGCCAACGGTGGCCGAGCGGGCGGCGGTGGCTGTGCAGGTGTTCGGCAAGCAGGGGGCGGCCTTGGCCCCGCTGTTTCGCGAAGGGGCGGCCAGCATCGAAGAACTGCGGGAGCGTGCCGAGCGGCTGGGCATCATCGTCAGCGAGACGCAGATCAACAACGTGGCGGATATGAACGACGCCTTTGACTTGGTGAGTGCCACCATCAACGGCATCATCGGGCAGGTAGTCGGCAACCTCGCTCCGGCCGTCACGGACGTGACGAACCAGTTTCTACGATTCGTGGAAGAGTGGAGCGGGGCTCAGGGCGAAGGCGGCACGGGGATTGCCAACGCGATCACGGACGTGCTCTTGCAAGGGGCCGAGATCTTTGCGGGCGTGTTCGACCAGTTCGTGGGCAACTTCAGCGGGTTTACGGCGTCGATTGACGAGGCCAGCGCTGTTTTCCAGTTCGTGGCCAACGCCTTCACGTCCGTCACTGAAGCCCTGCGGATGGTGTTCAACCTTTTTGAGACGGTCGGCAATGGCATCATGCTGGCCATTGGCAAGCTGCTCGAGGAGGTGGGCGCGTGGGTGTCGGACGATCTCGCGCAGTTCGGGGCCGACCTCGCCAACGAAGCCTCGGCCGCGATGGCGAAGAACCAGCAGGAGTTTCTCGAAGCCGGGGCCAACTCCTTCCAGGCCGGGCTCAACGCCGTGGGGCTGGGCGAGGGCGACACCGCCGCGACGGCCCGAGGCGAAGGGGCGGCTACAGCCTACGTTCGCGGATTCCGTGCCACGGTGGAAGCCAGCCAGGCTCCCGAGATCAAGGTATCCACGAACCTCGACGAGACCGAGGAGCGGCTGCGGCAGTTCCTCGACAGCGGCACCGAGGGCGCGTCTGAGTTCCTGCAACAGTCCACAGCCACGCTCGACACGTTCCAGCGGATGGCCGAAGAGGGCGGGCTGACGGCCGACCAGATCAAGATCATGGACGGCTTCATGAAGAACGTGAACGCCGAACTGGACAAGGAGCTGAGAGCCCGCGAGGAAGCCACGCAGGCCGCCACCGCCCAGGCCGAGGCCGACAACAAGCGTGTCGATGCCCTGCTGAAGACCGGCGACGCCACGAGCAAACTGCAAGAAGACCTCGCGGCCGTCGAGCGTCAGTTGGACGTGCTGGCCGACAAGACCGACGCGGAGGCCCAGAGGCGGCGCGAGCAGCTGCTGACCCTGCGGGACGAACTCAAGGGCCAACAGCAGGCCGTCGAGCAAGGATTCGGCCAGGGCTTCGCCAAGGCGTTTGAAGACACCGACCGAGCGATTCAGCAGGCTATCGAGAAGGCTGGCGAGTTTGGTGCGGCCGGATCTGCGGCGGCGGCTGATCTCGCCGCAGGCATTGAGGCGGCGAAGTCGCTAGTGAAGGACGGCATCCTCGACCGGGAAGCCTTTGAGCTCGAGGTGGCCCGCCAGCAGCAGTTCTTCCAGCAGCGTGTCGAGCAGGAGCAAGTCGTGGCCCGCGAGCGTGAGGCCGCCGCCCAGCGGGTCGAAGAGTTCCTTCGTACCCAACTGAACCAGCGGCAGCAGGCCGAGCTTGAGGCGGCCAAGCAGCTGGAAGAACGCAAGAAGCAGGCAGCCCTGAACGTCACGGCG